GGTTTGTAGTGTGTATCTTTGTAGTGTGGTGTCAGGGAAGTGTATCAAAGTAACACCACCCTAGCCTTATACTTCTGTCTTAACGATTCGATTAAACGATTGATTTGATTGCTTGTACTCACGGTACTGTTATTGTCAAAGCTGACACTGACATCACCCTCGGTAATGCTACTCATGTTTCCACCCATATTATCTTTTATCATGTACATGGCAAGGGGAATAACTGCACTACTAATATCCTCCTCGTTTAATTGTTGAGTGTAGGTGCATCGTAGTTCGCCGTTGACTGTTTTGTCAAAGTAAATGATACCGTCCTCCGAGATATAATGAGGAGTTATGCTTTCACCCTCAACGGTAACGGTTACAGACTCAACACCTACCGGATAAAATTGAGTCATGTACCGTTTACCATTAAACCGTTCCACATAATCGGTATGATTGGTGGGTGTTACATCACCGATGAATGCTCGTGCCTGCTTGAGTAATAATTGTAGTTGGGTGTCAGTGTACTGTGAGTCATCTATTCCATACACTTGTAGTAATTCTCTTAGGTCAGATATTTCTGTCATGTTCCCTTTCATCTCCCAACTAGGTAATACTCAAAAGAATAATACTGTACCCTCTAGGATGATCCACTACCAGCAGTAGCAGTAACTGGTGCAGTAATACTGTCAATAACACCACATTTATGAGGAGCAACATTCATAGCAGTTACGAAACTTGCAACACACTGATTGTAAGCAAGGTTGGAAGCAGGTAAATCACTTATGAGTGATGGTCTCATCAAGTATTTAACTTCAATAGCTGCACTGTCAATAATAGCAAGTGAGTGTTTAGCACCACTATTAGCAGTAGGCATGTTTTTATCCACAACGATAGGTATTGCACTACCATCAGGTGATTCGTAGGTGGATACTCTGAAACCGAGTCCGATGTCTACTTGGTCATTGTATCTACGATATGGTGCAGCGATTTTCTTTAATTGTTTTGCTACAAAGTTGTCAGTTACTATGAGGTCAGGTCTTCCACCATTGTTATCAATGATTGTGGATAACATGTCATCAATAGCATCTTCTGTGATTGCATCGTTTGCACTTGCAGTGTTTACTGCACTGTCTGCAATAACTGCTTTGAAGTTCTTAGCAGCTGTTGTACCTGTACCAGTCAAGAGTGTTTCATCTATGAGGCTGTTTACTTGGAAATATGCTCTTTGAATTTCTCTTTCAAGGAGGTCTGTTTTGTCTGTTCCCATTTGAGCCATTCTTGAGATAGTAATACCTTCTGCTACTGTTTTCATTCTCTGTGCTACTTCAGTGTAAGTTGTAACTGCAAAGTCTGGAATGTTTTCTGTTTCATTAATGAAACTTGCAGCGTTAGTTGGTGCTTCTTTGAAGAAAGCTACATTAGCAGTGTCTACATCATAACATCTTCCTTTGTTTTCCAATGCTTGTAAGAATGGACTGTATTGGAATGTTTTCATCATGATTTCATCATCATAGGTGATTGCCATTGCATCTGCTACGTAGTCTGTGCTTTCTACTGCTTTTCTTAATTGTTCCATGTTATTGTTCATATGCTTCATCTCTCCATTTATATTATCAAATAAAATATTGTCTGTTTTTTTCTGTTCTCTTCTCTTGTAATTCTACTCAGAAGAATTTCTCTGCTAATTCACGAGGGGTGTAAGCTTTTTTAATTTCTACTGTTTCCTCTTGTTCATCACCATTTGATTGGTATTGGAATTGTAGTTCTTCCTTGGTGTGTGCTTTGAAGATTTCTTCGATTTTTTGGTCGACTATGTTTTGAATGCTCTTTTTGAGTTTTTCTTCTTTGTCTTCCTCATCATCGGTTTCTTCTTCTGCTTCAGCTTCTTCTGGTTCTTCGGTTGCTTCCTCTTCAGTTGCTTCTTCGGTTGCAGGTTCTTCCTCTACTACTTCTTCTTCTACAACATCATTGTCATCAAGAACAACCTCTTCCTCCACAGGTTCTTCCTCAACAACAACCTCCTCATCAACAACCTCTTCGGTTTCAACCGGTGCTTCGCCCTGAGCTTCTAACTTCTCAACACGTTCCTTCAACTCACCAAGCACAACACCAAACTCATCCTTCAACTCCTCTCTAATAGTTTCAAGAAACTCTTCTTTCCTCTCATTGAACCCAGTATTAATCAATTCAATGACAACATCCTTAGTAATCACTTCATCTGCCATATTATCTTCCTCCAAATTCTCATCATCAAATCCAACAACCCTACGTGCCAACTCACCAAAACTCTTCACAATAACAACACTACCAAGAGTACTCTGATCAGCAGGCAACGGTGTCAAACTAATCTCAGTCAACACCACACGTACAAAATTACCACCTGCACGCTCAGCCAAACCACGAACACTCATACCCAACCGTACACCATGCTCAAGTAAGTCACGGATACGACTGGTGTACTTGCCCTCAAGTATATCAGCATCAATCTCAACACCCTCAGGTGTTAACTCTGCTCTTGTGATAGGACCCAGTACTCCGTCTATGGTTTCATCGTGGTCGATGTGTAGGTTGTGTTGTGTGGCTTGATTGCATATGTCTAATAATGCTTCCCTTGTGAGGGTGTCGCCTGCTATGTCTGTGTTACCTGTGTTGGCTAGTCCTCTGATGTGTAGCACTTCGTCGGCTGGGTTGGCTTGTATATTTTTGTTGATTAATTCAAATTTCATTATTGTATCTCCGTTTCTGGTAGCCATACACATCTGCAGTTGGGGTGTGGTACTCCGATTTCAAGTGCCTCATTGATTGGTATGGGGTGGGAGTATTGTGCGCATTCTTCGCATTTTCCTCCGTTGTAGTCACCGTAGAGTGATACCATTGTGATACCGTCTGCCTTGTAACTTTCAAGGGTAGCAATGTCAAGTGCTCTTGCACTTTCTGTTCGTGCTATCATCTCGGCTCTTGCTCTTGGTGACATTCCGTTAATAGGTTCTAATCCTATTTGTTCCAGTTCGTTTTTGATACTGGTACGGCGTGGGTTTCTGCCCTCTGCATAATCCTGTATCAAGCTTCGTCGGATACCTGCGATTTGGTCTTGGGTAACGTTACGGATTAACTCGTAATTGTAATCACAGAGTCTGTTCATGGCCATTGTTTCGGTGGGAGTGTATTCTCGTAGACTGTCTTCTAGTCCTATGCTTCGTGCATAGTCATAGATTTGTTCTGTGAGGTCTGCTCCTCTTGTGGCTCTTCTTTCGATGATGTTTTCCCATTCATCTCGGATACCGCTTTCAGTCATGAACTTGGAAAGTCGCCGACCACGTGTCTTAAAGTACTCCTCTGCTTGTGGAGTCCGAAGCCATTCCAATGTGGCATTAATGCTTTCATCAAAGGCATTAGCCATGTTCTCCATTAACAACTCCTCATTCTTTATGTAGTCATCAAGAGTTAACTGACCCCTACCATCGTTTCTTTTTGGACTCATCTGTAGTACCCATCCCAACTATTGTTTTTTCTTATTGTGTCAAGTCCTAGTTCGTTACGGATTTCATCCCTAGTCTTGATACCATTCTGTATTTGTATACTGTGGATTTGAGCATTGTAAAGTTCATCCTCTACATCAATAGTTCCATAACGGAACCTTTCACTAAATCCTTCTCGTTTGAATGCCGTGTTAAAAGCGTCCTCAACGAACTTGGATTCTCCCTCGAAGGTGTTCTTCCAGTCTTTCTTCTGACTATCACCAGACCCACTTCCAAGGTTAGCTGTTTCCACAATACCATACACCTGCGGTGGTACACCAAAGTTATGAATAATGTTATCCCTGCAGAACTTCATGAGTTCAAGGTAATTCATATCCTTGTTCGTGTTACTAGCAGTTTGGAATGAAGCTCCACGTGTTACCAGCATTCCACCGGTACGGTCTGCTTCCTCTTTCATCACTTGTAACCGTTGTACCTCAGCATTAAAGTTAGCCTCCGATACATCACTATCATAAGATAGTATCGTATCAGGTGACAGTCCGTTGTTCGTGAGTATGCTATTATTATACTTGATAGCATTGAACTGCAAAGCAATATACTCAGCACAACTATCCACGAGGCTAACACCATAATGCTGGTCTTTAAAGTTAGGGTTCGGTCGTTGTATATGAATCAGATTTTCATCTTCAAAGAGTACATCCGGTTGATCCACTAGTTGGTAACAATCGTTTTCATTGTTCCATCGTATTTTGTTGTTGTGAATGTATTTGAATCCACTGAACACGCCATACTTTTGGTCTCTTGCTATTTCGAAGAAGACGTCCCCGAGTACTAGGAATGTGTCCCAGATTAGACTGTTTAGTCCTGCATATGTGAGTTGTCCGTTTATTCCTTCTGGGTTGTTCATGATGCGTGTGAGGTATTCTGTTGTTGTTTTGTTGTCGGTTTCACTTGTTTCGGTGTCGATGGTGAAGCCGCAAGATAGTGCTGTGTTTTTGTATACTTCGCAGCATCTTCGGACGTGGTTGTTGTCGTATGCTTTGTATCTGAGTTCGTTTGTTGTGTATTCGTGGGTGTTTGTTGTTCTCCGTTGTAGGTATTGTTGGTATTGTGTGTTTTGTGTGGTTCGTAGTGTTGGTATGTTGTCTTTGATTTTTTGAAATATGCTCATCTGTTTTTTGACCCTCCCTTTATATTGTTTGTTTAATTGTTTTGTGCTGTGTTGTTCTCTTTTCGTGTACCATTGGTTCACTTTTTGTGAACACTTGGTTAAATAAAAAAAAGAGAGTAAGACACACATACACAATCATGATTAAAATTTCTGTTCTGTGAACTTCCCAAAAAACCCCAGTCCCTAAAAAATAATAATAAATATAATCCACACAGAACAAAAAAAAATCATCTGATTATAAGTGTACCACTCCCATAAGAATCTCCGACTCCCGATACAAATGATGCATAATAGGAGCCCTCATACTATCAATATAATGGTCATCACGTTTCACTGGTCTGTCAATTCCTTTTTGACTAGCCTTACTATCCCACTCATACCCACGTATCTGATTAATAGTCTCAGTACAGGACTCGTGTACCCTAAGGTATCCTTGATGGAACAAACTACTCATCACCATAATACATTCAAGGGTGTCAGGCATGTAGGTATCAACAGTCATCCGTATACGGTTGTCCTTTTGCAGTGCTGCCCTTAGGCTACCTGCATCATGACTACAATAGAAAATATTCTGTTTACCAAGTTGGTAATCCTCCTGCAGTTGGTATATATCATCAACACGTTCCACATCAGTCTGACTGCTTGCTTGTTTTGTAGCATCATAACCCCTCTCACAAATAAGGTCATACTCATAATGGTCCTCGTATTCTTTGACTCCTATTAAAGAATAGCAACTGGTGGTACTTGTACCGTAGTCGCTACCAACTTCAAGGTAATCATAGTCATCAAGGTCAACGGATCCACTGAAAATATTATCATCAGTAAACTTGTCAAAGATAACACCCTGACCACTTACCCATTGGTTGAGTATGTATCGTTTGTAGAATACACTATCCTTTGGGTACATAGCCTTCAGGTTCTCAATGTACTCCTTACTCAGATGTGGGTTTTCCTCGAGTAGGAATTGAAACACTTTACACTTACCACTCTCAAGTAATTCCTTGTTGTTCACATAATCGGTGTAGATGTAGTGTTGTGGATTGCTTGGGTTGCACGTGCAGAATATCTGAGCACCCTCCAAACTATTACGACTTAGGAGCATACGGAATCCACTTTCAGGAATAACAGTAGCCTCATCAATCAGACTGCCTCCACAAGTAAAACCTTGTATCTTGGTATCTGCACCTTCCTTTTCTATTCCGAAGAGTGTGATAATGTTACTGCCTATGATTATTTCATTGTTACTGTGTTTGTAGGTGTAGTCTATTTCGAATGTGTTGAGCATTTGTGTTAATGGTTCTACCACGTTTCTTTTGAGTGTGTTGATTGTTTTACCTGCGATGGCAAAGTGAGTATGTGGGCTTTGTCCTATGAATGCTATGAATTTCATTAGTGCGGTGATTGTTTTACCGCTTCTGATACTTCCTACTGCTATGTTGAGGAATGCATCACTATTGTGAATATAGTCTTTGGATGGTGTGCTTAGTTTTCCGAATTTAAATTCCGTCATCTGTCATCATCTTCTCCGTAGAGTACTTTGCTTACTTGTTCCAGTTTCTCATCAGTACGGTTGGTGTTTGTATTAGTGGTATCTGGTATTAGTGGGTGTCTACTGTTAATGTAGTATATTTCGGTTGCTCGGTTGTAGCAGGTGGTGTAATCGTTGAGTGCTTTGAGTGCACTGCTACTGTTGAATTTCTCGTTTTTGTTTCGGAATCTTTTCATGATGTCTTGTCTTAGTTCGTGTAGGTCTTGTAGTAGTTCTCTCATTTCGTGTATGCTTACTGTGTTGAGTTGTTGGAATATGTCTTCGGTTTCGTCTATGAGTTCTTGTTTTAGGTGTTGGTCATATTTTTTTATTCGTTTCTGCCATTTGTCTTTTGCACTATTTTTTTTGAGTGTGTCGTATGCTACGTAGTATTTGTGGTTTTCTTTTTCTAGGTGGTTGTGTAGTTCTTTGAGTGTTCTGCATCCGTGTGTTAGCATGATGATTAGTCGGCAGTAACTTGCATCGCTTTCTCCTGGTATTTGTGGTACTATGTCTTGGATTTTTTTTTCTATCATGCTTGTTTTGTCCTCCCTTTTGTTTTAGGGTTTGTTTGTGTTTGGGTGCTTTTTGGTTGCTTTTTTGGTTTAAAAAAATAGTGTTGTTTTTGAACATTGTTTACCCTTTTTTGTCAGAATACAGTGGGCGGGATTTTTTTTCTCCGTGTTTTGTTGTTGTTTTGTTTAGTTTTTTTAGTCTGTTGTTGCCATATTGTATAGTTCGGTGTGTTCTTCTTTGGTGGTTTCTTCTTTTTGTTTGTTTATGTGTGTTGGTATTATTACTTGTTTTTTGTATGTGTTTGGGTTGGGTTTGGGTGTGATGTTGCAGTTGTATGCTATGTCTCCTACTGTTTTTACTGCGTGTGCATATTTTCTTCTGTCATCGTTTGTTTTAGTGCGGTTGCTTTCTCTGAATTCTTGGTGTTTTTCTTGTAGGAATTGTAGTACGGTTATGAGTTCTTTGTTGTATTCTTCGTTGTTCATCGTTTTTTCATCTCTTCTATTTTTTTTTCTTCACGGTATACGAGTATGCAGTAGAGTATTGCTATGACTCCTAGGAGTATGAATATGAGGCAAATTATTGTGTTTTGTATGATGTGTATCATATACTGCCCCCCATTATTTTGTTGATGTCTGCTTCGCGTAGCAAGTGTATAGTTGCTGTGGATCACATTTCATACGATTGATGTTCATACTGTCATCTCCCATTCTTCGATGATGTGTTGTACTACGTTTGTTGTGACTGCATTTCCGATGCATTTGTATCGTTGTGTGTCACTTATACGGTCTCCGTTTGCACCGTATTTTGTCCAGTTGTCAGGGAATCCTTGTAGGCGTTCACATTCAAGTGGAGTGAGTCTTCTCACAGCTAAGTCTCGTGTTACTGTCCCCACATTACCATGTGCAGTCATTGTAGGACTTGTTTGTGGTTGTACTCTTCCTCTTGCATCGGCAAAGTCCAGTACAACCCCATCTCCCTCTCGTGCAGGAAGATATCCTTTTTTGGTATTGTTTTTGAGCATTATTGTTTCCTCATCGATGCGAGGGTATTCTACAATCTTTGTAGCATTTTTGTAGTCTGAGGAACAGAGGGCAGGAGACAGTCCATCTGTGTGGAATACATTCCCACTTTGATTTTTTCCGTTTTTTCTTATGTTCCCCACTTTCTGTAGCTGTGGTTCTGTGGGTTTGTCTACTTTATAGAGTCCTGTTTTTGCTCCGAGACCTCCACCATTTGCGAGGAGTGTGGGAGAAACACCATCCGTACTGTACACTTTGCCACCTATTCCTCTGCAGACATTTCCGATTTGTAGAGGTTTTCTCTCAAACACATAATTGTCTTGATGTTTTTGAAGAGGTGTATCTCGTTGTCTTGTGATCAGTGCAAAGAAGTTCCCCTCTTTTGTACAAGGTACTATTGTATTGTCATTTATCTCTGCAAAATTGTATCCTCCAAGTTTGTGTTGTTTTCGAGTTGTGGTATGAGTCTTTGTGCCATTTTGTCGCTGAGATAATATTTCTCCCCCACATTCTTCTCGAGAATATCCTTTAATATATATCCTTTCCCTGTTTTGTGGTACATTGAAGTCTTTGCTATTATAAATCTGCCATTGAACATCATACCCCAGTTCGCCGAGTGTCCTAAGCATTGTCTGGAAAGTTTTTCCACGTTCGTGAGATAATAAACCTCTAACGTTTTCGAGTAGAAAATATCTAGGTCTTTTGTCTCTGAGAATCCTGCTAATTTCAAAAAAGAGAGTTCCTCTTGCGTCATCAAACCCTCTTCTTTTTCCCGCGTGAGAAAATGCTTGACACGGGAATCCTCCAACCAGGAGGTCAAAGTCTGGTAAATCTTCGGTTCTGATAGCTGTGGCATCACCGAGGCTAATGTGGTTTGGATAGTGTTTTTTGTAGATGTTTTTTGCATATTTGTCAATCTCCGAGAATCCTATACAAGTATACTCCTCTTTTTTTGTTGTTTGTTCTATTCCTCTTTCAAATCCACCTATTCCGGAGAAGAGGGAGATGTATCGTATTTTTTTTTCTTTCATAATATATTCACTATTTGATTATTCGTTTGGCTTGGTGTACTACCCTATATTGAATACGAATGCTTTGATGAGTGCTATTGCTACCCCTGTACCAACCACAAAAAGTATTTGCTTGTAGACTTCCAGTCTGCGTTCTATCTCATTGATTTCGGTTGTGTTTTTGGTTGCTACTTCTCGTAGTTTGTCGATGCATTGCATTTTTTCTTCTACTGTTTTTTGTCTTTGTACTACTTCGATGAGTTGTTTGTTTTGTTCGTTGTTGCCTTCTTGCATGACTTGTAGTAGGTGCATGATTTCTTTGTAGTTGTTTTGTTGTTCTTGTTCTAGTTTTTCTTGTCCTTTTCTGAGGTTGGTTTCTAGTTGGTTGAGTCTGTAGTCGATGAATTTGTAGTCTTCGTCTATTGTTGTTTCTTGTTCATCTGACATCACCATCACCAGCGGTTATTGTTTCTTCGATTATTTCTTGTTGTTTCTCGGTTAGTGTTTTTCCGGTTAGGAATCCTCCGAGTATTCCTATGATGGTGCTTATTATCATCATGTCGTAGTCTTTGAGTATGCATATTATTGCTATTGCTCCGAGTAGGAGTATTATGAGTTGTTGTGTTTCTTTTATCATAATTATCGGTTTTTTATTGTTTTCCTCCACTTTCATTCGGTTCTCTTCTTTTGTGTTTTCTACTCAGAGCATTGTGTGGGGTGGTTAGTGTTTTTGTTAATTGGCTTTGGTGGGAATCGAACCCACATTTTAATCTCTCTTCACTTAGACTATTACCAAAGAATCATCATTTTGTTCCTTTCAAAGCCTCACTATTGTTTATCTCAGGGTAATGTTGTTATGTGGTGGAGTATCCTCAAGACACCACAAACAAAACAGGATTACTATTGGAGCAATCACTCATAATCAAAAAATTCAATCAATTAATAATCTATCAAGGATACTCAAAATGCTTATGGTGGGAATCGAACCCACAACAATTAGAGGGGATAGAATTAAACAATGATATGCTCTCTCTCCTCTGTAGTCAATTGGTTTTTTTGAACCCCCCTCAATCATAAGCACATACCAATAATAGTTTACTTTGGTTGTGGTGGGAATCGAACCCACAAAGACTCTTAATTATCGCATTAAATGGAATTGGTGAATTAAAAACGCTCTCCTTTCACAACCATCAAGTGGATAAGATAAGTATATAGTTGATGCCTGGAATCGAACCAGGAATAATATTGAATAAACAAATCATCATTACAAGTAATTATAAAATGAAAATTATATTGAATAGATACAAATCCACAATATCCAATTGAACACATTGCCACAAGAATTAATGTTGTGGCGTGGATCATCAAATTATTTTTTTTTCTTATTATTCGTTTAACCAATGCCCTTTCATCAACACAATAAAAACTCTCTCATATGGGGGTGGTGTAGTAGTAGGGTGTAGTGTATACTGTGAGGTTAGTCAAGGGGTATACTGGTGCTTCTCTTCCTCTTACACTTTCCCTCTTCTTCTTTTTTTCATTATTATCCAATCCACACACGCCCGGTGTGGACACTAGTAACAAGTCCTCAACAAAAAAATGGTATGGGAACAGAACCCCAATTATAATGTTTTTCAATCCTTGCCCCCAAAACAAGAAAACAACAGAACAATGAGGGAAACATGATACACACACATCATCTATCCAGAGAAGAAAAAAATACACACAACAAGGGGGGAGTGTTCCTCATTTCTTGGACAAGGATATGTACCGGTTAAATAAGTAATGCTCAATCACCTGCTCTCCACGTCCACATTGGTGGAAAGTCTTTCCCCGTATTATGAATATATTTTTTTTATTCTCAAAGTTTACCATAAAACAATTGTACACAAGGAACAGGAGTGAGGATTGTATTGGTGTGAAAGCCACAGGAATAAAGCCCCACACACACTCACACCAGTTTCCTCCACTGAGTACAGAGTATTTAATCTACAGAATAATTTACCAAAGGAGTAAAAAAATTTCTCTCTACTTACTGAATAATAGAAAATGATTAAATTTATTAAGTTCTCTAATATAACGATTAGGAGTAAAATTAACATCTATTCAATGAGAGTTCTGAACATGAAATGATTAATTTATTCCAACGAATGTCAATAATAAACGTTTATTGGATAGGAAATGAATCTCATATAATAATGAATAACAATACAATGTCCACATAAAATGCATCATATTACGAGGTAACACTTCCTCCCCTCTCATCATTTTGGTGTTATTTTCTTCTCATCATATGTGTGTGATACCTGTTTTCGTCTCCCTCTATTGTTTGTTCTCTCTTCTTTTATTTTGAACTGGGATTATGTTCTCCATCATCTCTTTTTTTTGTCGTGTAGTATAAGGGGTGTCTACAAATAATGAAAACAAAAATAAAAGGGGAATGTCTTGGTTTGGGAGTTATCACCACTCACCCCCTCATGCTAGTCCTCACTAGTATTCCATTATACCGCTATATACTACTCCACCTCTCCCCATTTTTTGAGAGTAAAAGTTATTAACTATGGGGGAGCCAAACAACTAATATTACTCCACCACCTACACACAAAGCACATTGTTATGTCAGGACTTGACCTTGACACGAACAACACCAGGAAACACCAAACCACAAACTGGTGGAGC